TACTATTTTTGGAAATAACACAACTGATAAAGTCCAAATTGGCAGCGGGGCTATAGTAGCTACTGGAGATATAACAGCATATGGCACAGTCTCTGACAGAAGACAAAAAGAAAATATTGAACGTTTTGAAAATGCATTAGATAAGGTTAATCAATTAAATGGTTATACATTTAATTATCTTAATCATGAAGATCGTATGACTGGAGTAATGGCACAAGAAGTACAAGAGGTATTGCCTGAAGCAGTTTTTCAAACTAATAAGGTAGAAACAGACGACGGAGTTGATCATATATTAGCAGTTAGGCATGGCAACATGGTTGGATTGTTAATCGAGGCAATAAAAGAACAACAAACACAGATTGAAATGTTAAAACAAGAGGTTGACAATTTAAAAAATAAAGTGTAGACTTAACTACAACCTGAAATCGTATAAATATAGATGTAAGCGAAATGCATACATGGCTATACTCTAGCCAAAATAATTTTTAATTAGCTAATTAAAATAAGAAACTGAGGAGTTCAACATGGCATTACCAGCAACGGGATCGACGATCTCAATGGGCACAGTACGTAATTACTTTGGACTAAGTGGAACAATTTCACTAAGTACATTAGGTAACTACATTTCCCCAAGCGTGACGACCAACATTAAATTATCTGCTACTTTTGGCGGATGGCAGAATCCTAATTCAACAGGGTCATCATAAAGATCAAGAGCATTGTCAAATTTTATTTTGGCAATGCTTTTTGTTTGGTTAAATACAAACACAACAACAATCATAACATTGTAAACTCAAGCACAGGAGAAAACTATGAGTATTAGAACAAGATTTGAAATCGAAACATTTCTGTTAGGGTCTCACCCAACAGTAGCAAGACAGGCCATGGCACTTAGTGCAGAGCTTGAAGCAGCCAAAGCTGGAGGTCATCCAGATCTACCAATTTTAGAAGCAGTTGCAAAAGACTTTGAAGCGGCAAACGGACCAATGAGTGGTCTTGTAAGTTCAGTAGAAGAGTCAGAAGAAGAATACTGGGTACAAAAGCTAGCTCGATTAGCAGCAATTGATATCTTAACAATTGGCAAAGTACAGCCAGAACACATGAATTATATGGCATCATTAGGTGACGCTGCTTTTGGCGCTTGCGTTAAAAATGCATCAGCTTTAGCTAAAACATTAAATGACCAAGTACGTGAAATTGAAGCTGAATTAAGCTCAGAATTGGCGGACTAATATAATTTAAAATGGTATCAATGCCAAAATATTATACTAAAGAATCAAATGCAAAAGTTGCGATATGCATCCCTGTGCGTGATTCAGTAACAGCTGCGTTTTCTTTCAGTCTCGCCATGCTTATGAAAAAGTGTGGTGATTCTGGATTAAAAACAACGTTACACATGGTAATGGGAAGCGAAATTGCAAGCCAACGCCAACAATTAGCACAGCAAGCACTTGAAACTGATTGCAGTCATATTTTATGGTTAGATAGTGATATGACGTTTCCTGCAAGTATATTAGATAATTTACTATCAAGTAAAAAAGATATCATAGCGTGTAATTATAGTACACGAGTCAAACCTTATCGTCCAGTTGCATTTACTAGCACAGTAGATATGGATGAAAGACTAGAAGAAAAGAATGGAATACATCCAGTTGTAGCAGTTGGATTTGGGTGTATGTTAATCAAACGATCTGTATTTGAGAATATGGATCTTCCTTATTTTAGTGTAGAATGGAATAAAGACTATACTAGTTTAACAGGGGAAGATCTTTACTTTTGCAACAAAGCAAGATCAAGTGGATTTAAAATATATATCGATTGTGATATGAGTAACAAAATATCACATATTGGTTCGACTGCATTTACATTAGAAAGTACTAACAATGATTAATTTTAACAAGTCTGAGCTACTATCATATCGTGGCCAAAATGTTGTTACACCTTGGGACAGACTAAAAAAACATATTTTCCCTTCATATCCAGTACATACTTGTCCAAAGATCCAAGATTCAAATAAATTACTAGAAGTAGCATTACGTTTTGTTGACGAATCAGACATGGTATGGATTGTTGATGAAGACGTTAATGTTGTTGACGATTTTCCATGGCATTATAGACCAAGTGCCGAAGGAAGACATATCATCCATGAATTTCCAAAAGTAACAAAGAGAACCCGCAAGGCAATGGGTTACGGTGATGTGAGATTGGTACCAACAGGTGGCGTTTCAATGGGAACCGTAAAAAATAAATTACTAGCAACTGTTCAAGAAGCTGATTTCGATATTGTAATGATTAGTTATCATGAAGCAGAAGCAGACCAAAAATTCCAAGCACTAAGTGCTAGATTTCCTGACGTTAAGCACGTTAAGAATGTTACTGGTATTGGCGCAGCTCATAAAGAAGCAGCTAAATTAGCAACTACTGAAATGGTATGGATTGTAGACGCTGATGCAGATATCCTGCCAAGTTTCAGTTTTGACTATACCCCTCCTTTAAGTAGTAGAAAAAATACAACTTATAGTTGGTTTGCTCGTAACCCAATTAATGGTCTAGAATATGGATATGGCGGTATTAAATTATTCCCAAGACAACAAATTTTAGACATGGGGCATGCACTTCCAGATTTTACAACTGGTGTTAATTTCTACCAGCCAGTTAAAGATGTTGCTAACATTACTAGCTTCAACAAAGATCCATTCCGTACATGGCGTAGTGCTTTCCGTGAATGTGTGAAGTTATCAAGTGGCATTAATCCAAATAATCCAAGTGCTGACACATTACAACGTTTAGAAACATGGACTACTGTAGACAATGGCGCACGTTTTGGACGTTATTGTATTAAGGGTGCTATTGAAGGTAAAGCATACGGAGAAGAGTTCAAAGACGATCTGGACGCATTAAATAAAATTAATGATTTCGAATGGTTACGTACACTATTTGTTGCTAACATGAAAAAGCAAATTAGATAAAAATAAAAGCAGCATTACGCTGCTTTTATTATAATGACTCAATCCAATCTGTTCCATTTTTGGGACAGTTTTGGTATATTGTTCTAAGTTTCTTAATTATATCCTTATTATATAATTGTGCTTTTACACCTGGGTGCAATGGCCTTGGCCAGTTGTTTATTTTAACCCAACAATATCCATCACTTTCATTATTTAGAACTGGAATAAATTCTTCAAATACAGCAACTACAAATGTGTTGTATATGAATTTTTTATCTGGACTAGTAAAAATATTAAGTGGATAAACTTTTTCAACATCTGGAAGCATTCCTACTTCTTCATCTAGCTCACGTAACAATGCTTGGAGTGGGGATTCGCCTTTATGTGCTTTCCCACCAAAAAATCCCCAACTGCGTGGATGGCTACTTTTATCGCTTCGTTGTTGTAATAGAATGCGTCCACTGTCAACAGCAAGAAAAACACATCCACTTGCATTTAACATTTATAGATATAGCCTCCAAAAGCCTTCGTTGTAAATTCCTTCGTAGCTATTAACCCATTCAACACCATTCCATTCAAATTGATCTTGAGTAAGTAAATTTAATACAAAATGTGAAGTATCTGTTTGTGTGCTACTCGTAAAGCTTAATACCCAATCACTGCCATTATATTCAATAATGTCGTGAGCATTGCCTTCTACACTTCCCCATTGGTTAATATTGGCATGTGTAAGAAGATAACGTTGCCCAAGCTCTGCATCTGGCAATGTGCCATCTCCAGGAAAATTTATTACTGGATTAACAATGCCATTGAGCGGGGCTAATGTATTAGCTGGTAATGTGTCAGTATCAATATCTACAATTAATTTATTTGGATTATTATCATCATACGCAAGTCTTCCAATAATATCTCCATCTAAACTATCTGGATCTTTGTTTTTCTTTAAACGTAATTGACTGATACCTTCACGCAATTCTCCAAACGGTTTCAAGTGTTCTTTCCATTCTAGAATTGTACCTGTTTCAGGATTAATATTACTTCCGCTATGTGCTAGTAAAGTAGCCTTGCCATCTATATATTCAAGCTTCCTTCCTTCCAGTGTTACAATAGTATATTCTAATGTTGACTGATCAAAAGGCAATCCTTCTTTAAAGTCGTCTAAGTTATTATCGTCTAAATTATACAACTGGTTTAATACAGTATGGATAATTCTTTGATGTTTAACCTTTGCAGGTGGATTAACAAAAATTGGAATGTTAAATGTAAGTGTAGCAACATCAATAATATCATCAACGCTATTTCCAACACTACGGCTACTCCATATGATATTGGTCATTTCAACATAAGATAATGAACTCCAATCAAATGCATTATCTGACGTTTTAATATCTAATGTTGGATTGAATAATACTAACAGTTGTTCTAATAATTGTAATTTTTGGTGCGTGTTTGATGTCCACACATCGCAGTTCATTGTTAAGTTATATGGCACTGGCATATGTCGTTCAATAGTATAAGTATTTCCTACCTCATTTTCATATTGTCCTAATTCATTTACTTTTTTCTCATAAACTTGCACTTTGTCAACATGTTGCTGTTCTACTCTACGCTCAGGTGCTAATGACAAATCAGTAACATAGCAACTAATAAAAGGAACCGTGTTTGTAATATTTTCACTGTTTTCTCTTTGTATATGCGCAGCCATGCGGTTAATATCACCATAGCGTACAGGTACTTGTAAGAACATTGGAAGTTTATCTTCACCAACTCCCATTTGCACACTGAATCCACTAAACAGTCTTATAAACTGTTGAATATATCGTCTAACTTGTTTATCGTAAAAATATTGTTGTGTCATTATTCAAAATCACTCTTTGGTTTAATAACTTTACTAATAGCTTGGCGCTCAGGAAATTCTTGGTTATCAATGATAGTAGTTGATTCATTATTAATAAATCCACTTGCATTATACGTTCTATCACTCCAAGTTACATCAGTAACATTGTCATATAACCTATGCCAACGGCTTCCGCGGTATACATATAGTCTATTAGGGTTAAAGTCATTTCTTATAAAATATTTGCCATCGTTTGGTTGTTGTGGAAATTGATCACCACTGTCTAATACTTCACCATGATTGTATTCTGGCTCTTCATTACTATCTTTACCAAACAAATGTTCTATTAGCGGAATACCTAATGGATCAGCCGCTTCAGCACTCGCTACAATTGCATTGCTAATGTTTAATTCTGTTTTATAACTACTAATTTTGTTCTTCAAGCTATCTGGATCTTCAGCAGTACCTAAAATATCAGCATACTCCTGTGTATCTGTAAGTGGCGATACTTTAACACGCCAAATATGTGAAAACCACGTTTGGCTAAAACCTTCACTACCGCGGTTAGCATCTGTAACTACATAAAATTTATTAACAGCATCACGTTCATTATCTAACAATAATTCTTCTCTTAGGTGAGGCAATTCAAAAACATCACCAGGCATAATTTTACGCCCTAATTTCTCAACCATGTCATTTGTATGAAATGTAATAAACAGTGTGTCGTTAGTTAGGAATAATCCAAATTGACTTAAATCAAAGTCATTATCACTTACATTATATACACCACGCAAATCATAAATGTCTGGATCATATTTACGATCTCTGTTTTCCATAAACAATAAATCTTGGATATTAGTTTCGTCAATAAAACCTTCAGGATTTATAGCTTCGCCAGTTATATAATCAACTTCAAGTCCACTTCCATAATTTGGTTCACTAGGATCTTGGCTATCGATTCTTTCTTTAGGCCCAAGATACTTGTGAATATGTATCGCAGTGCCACCAATATCAAACTGTTCACGTATATTTCTATCCATGAATTTATAGTCATTTCCCTTGTTTGGTTTATATAAACTTAGTCTTGGCATATTTTTTTCCTCTTATATGTATTTAGCTATTGACATTGGTTTAAAAATGTATTATTGTCATTACATAGTTTGTAATAGGAGAAACACAATGGCTGGCATAAAAGTACCAAAGAAGTCTAACAAACAAAAAGTAAATCGTAAAATGGGGTTTCAAGATCCAGTATTTGACGGTTGCGAACGTTGGACTGGACAAAAGTATCATACGTATGTCCGTAGATTTCAGTGGCTTTACTATAATCAAGCAGATGCTAAAGATGTTGCACCTGCAATCTTCCAGTGGATGAAAAATGCCAATTATGATAAAACGCAGATTTCTGCAGCAAAACGTGCTAAGTATATTAGTCCTAATGTTGCTATTCAGTGTCGTTTACGTAATTTAGGAATGCTAAGTGTACATGAAAAGGCACAAGAATATTGGGTGTCACTGCCAGGTACTGGGACAACCATACCACGCCCTGTAGACGAATACATTGCAGAAATGCTAGAAGCAGCTATTGCTGAAGGCATGGCTAAAAAAGAAGAAGTCGCAGTTGTGCAAGATAAAAAGAAAGACGTATATAAGCCTACTATACGTCAAATAATGTTTGAAGCTAGTCAGGCAATGACAGAGGAAATTGAAGAGTTTGTAGATGACTTTATACGTAATAGTAAAGTAGATACAGCAGCTCTTAAAAAGTTTGCTCCTATTAAAATGTTACATAAGCATGGTGCAAAAGCTAATCATGCACGTATTGTCCGTAAGTTTTATGAAAGCGAACAAGCTGAAATGCAACTTATTTTAGATATGCCAAACAAAACCGCACTCAAAAAAATGTCTGATGCTGAACGTGACAATTGGGAACAAATTGCTGAAGGTTACGGACATTTATCAACTGCATATGTTAAAGCAAGTCTAGAAATGTATAATAAAATTACCAATGCATGTGACATTATTATTGCAGAGCAAAAGGTAAATCGTAAGCCTCGTAAAGTTAAAGAGAAGTCAGCAGACCAAATTATATCCAAGTTTAAGTTCAAGGCTAGTGATCCAGATTATGGTATCGCAAGTATAAGTCCCACAAAACTATTAGGTGGTGTTTGCGCAGTTGTATTCAATACAAAGAACCGTAAACTAGGGTTGTATGTAGCTTCTGATTCAAATGGATTTGGCGTTCGAGGTACAACATTGCTTAACTTTAACGAAGAAACAAGTTTACAGAAAACAATCCGTAAGCCGTTGGAAGTTTTGCCCAATTACAAGAAAACAACCAAAGCAAAAGCAGTTAAGCAGTTTGAGTTCTTAAAAACTACTGATATTAAGCTCAATGGACGTTTCAACAGCGATGTTGTGTTACTAGCAGTGTTCAAATAAACTAATAACATCTCCTACTGTTTGGCATAAATACATGCAGTAGGAGATATTTTCATGAGTGCTATAAATGATTTAATTAAAGAAATGGAACTACGCCTTGGTGGCGGAATGGTTGATGTAGAACTTGACCCAGAACATTATGAACTGGCGGTTAAAAAGAGTCTAGAAAAATACCGTCAACGTGCAGAAAATGCAGTTGAAGAAAGTTACGTTTCATTGTCATTACTAGCAGACATCAGCGAGTATACATTACCTTCCAATGTAATTGAAGTTAAAGATATCTATAGACGTACAACTGGAGTAAGCAGTGGTAGCGGAAATGATATTGAACCATTCCAAGCAGCATATATTAATTCATACTTACTAGGTTCAGCACGTAGTGGAGGACTAGCATCATTTGATTTCCTACAACAGCATCGTGAAACAATGGGCCGTTTATTTGGTGCAGAATTAATGTTTACATGGCGTCCACAAGACCATAAACTTATTATTCATCGTAAAATTAAAGCT